GCGAATGCAAGTTCAGCGGCGGGTTGAACCACTGATTCGGGCAAATCCCATTTTGCAAAAGGCTTTGGTTGAAGGTGCTGAAAGGGAGTTGCTTGGTGAAGAGGAAGAAGTGGAAGGGTTGCCGAAAAAGTATCGGTTGCGAGACAACTTGTATCTCAAGCGGCTTTGGGAAGGGTGGCTGCTTTACATGCCCGTCCAAAGCGAAGCGGATGTCCGCATGTTCCCGTTGGACGCCATCTTCGTTGACGAAGTTGAGACGCTGAATCCTTCCTTGACCGATGCGTTGCAGGAACGCCTTTATCATTCACCGCTCAAATGGGAGCGATGGTTCAGCCAACCGACGGTTGCAGGTTACGGCATTGACGAGCGATTTGCGATGACGGATCAGCGATACTGGCATCTCAAATGCCCAAAGTGCAAGCAGTGGTTTGCGATGGAAGAGCACTTCCCGAAAGTGTTGATGGCGACTTTGGAAGGCAAGCCAGTTTTGTGGGGCGGCGATTGGGACGCCACGACTTGGGATGGGCGATGGAAGTTTTCCTATTGCTGTCCCTTCTGCCAGTCGCTCATCGCTAATCCCCAGTCGCTGGAGAAGGAATGGGTTGCGAAATATCCCGACCGAGAGGCTCACGGTTATCACTTGACGCAACTTTATTCGGCGACGATGACGGCAACGGATGTCGCTCGTTTGTGGCATCAAGGGCAATTTTCGCTGAGACGCAAAGAGCGCTTTTTCAACTCCGTCTTGGGCTTGCCCTATTCTGGCGGTGAACGGCAACCGATTACGGCGGAGAAATGCGTTTATGGCACTCACGATTTAGGCATCCTCGCTGAATTCAATCGCCGCTTTGCGGGCTTGGATGTTGGCGATCGGCTGCATCTTGTCGTGTTGGAGCAACTTCCCGATGGCGTCTTGGCACTTGTTTGGGCGGAAGAGATTTCGGGCGTGGACAAATGGGAGCGAGTTGCCCAGAAGGTTCGTTCGCTGAAAGTTTCCGCTATCGCCGTCAACGCCATGCCCTACAAAGACAGCGCCAAAAAACTCCTTCGTCAACTTGCCCCAGAAATCAAAGGCGTCTTGGTTTACGATACTGGCGGGCAAAGGATGGCAATCAGCGAAGAAGACAAGGAGACAGGGCAACCCATCAAGACAATTTCAATCCCGAGAGTGGAACTCATGGACGGGACGGTTGATGCGGTGCTTTCAGGGCGAATCATTTTCCCACGCAAAGGCTTAGCCATCACAGAACAAGTTGTCAAGCATTTGCAGAACTACATCATTGAGATTGATGAGACTGGCAAACGGGATTATGCGAAAGGACGAGAAGACCACTTTGGACGAGCCATTGATTACGCTCGCATCGTCGCCGAAACGGCAAGGGCACTTCGGGCGATGCCTGCCGAGCCAATCAGGGTTGATTGGCTTGCTGGGACGCCCCTTGTGCCATCACTGGGAGGTGTGGCATGGTGAAGCCGATAGAGTTCGTTGAGTCATTGCAATTCGCTGACTGGATTCGCATCCTACCGAAAGGTGTTTTCAAACGCGATGGACGGACAATCAAACTGGACGACGCTTTCCTGATGGCGATCAAGCGAAACTTTGATGCAGGCGTGTTGGGTCGCGATGTCCCCGTCAACTTTGAGCACCAATACACACCATTGGGCGCTGCGGGTTGGGTTCGGGCGTTGGAAGTTCGCGAAGATGGGCTTTACGCGTTGATTGAATGGACGGACATCGGCAAGGAAGCCATTGAGAAGCAGCGGTTCAAATATGTCAGCGTTGAGTTAGGCGGAGCCATTGACCCCCAAACAGGCAAGATTTTGGGCGAAGATGTTTTGACGGGCATCGCATTGACTAACCGACCATTTTTCAAAGGCTTGACAGCCCTTGCCGCTGCCGACCCTGATTGGACGGCAAACGATGACCCACTTGATTTTCCCATCCACGATGACCGCTCTTACGAATGGGACGCCGACGAAAGCGAACGGAGATGGAGAAGGTGGGTATCGGAGAAAGACCCATCGGAGTGGGGCAATGAGGAATGGCGGAAATATCGGCGACGGTTTCTCGCTTACGACCGAGCCAATCCAGATTTGTTCGGCTCTTACAAACTTCCTGTCGTGGACATCGTTAACGGTCAACCCCGCGTCATCTTCCGAGCCGTCGTCCAAGTTTTGGCGATCCTTGCAGGCGCTCGTGGGGGCGTTGATTTGCCAAGCGATGTGAAAGAACGCGTTCGGTCCATTGCCGAACGGTTGAGAAGCAAATTCGGCGAAGGAGGTGAAAGCATGAGCGAGGAAAAGAACATCGCTCATGAGCCGCAGCAAACCCTTGACCCCGCCAAAGTCGTTGCCTTAGAGCAGGAAGTGCAACGGCTAAAGGCGGAGCAACGGAAGCGACAATTTGCCGACGAGTTGGCATCACTGCGTTTCAGCGAGGGCAAAGTTGCTCTCGCTCCTGCCAGTCGCAACAAATTCGTTGAAGTTCTCGCGGAGTTAAACGACGAACTGGCGGGCAAGTTGATGGACGCAATCAAGTCCATCCAGTTTGTCCCGCTCGGCGAACTCGGCTTTTCTGCCACTGAACCCGACGAGAAAACTGAAACCTTGCAAACTTACGCCGAGAAAATTGCCCGTGAGCGAAACTTAAACTTCATTGACGCGATCCGCATCGCCGCTTCTGAGCGACCCGACCTTGTTTTCAGCGAATACAAAGTCCGCAAGTAGCGAGTAGCGAATGGCGAATAGCCAATAGGAGGTGACAAAAGATGGCGACTTATCGGGAAGCGTTAGTCGTTTCCTTTGTGGCGGGGGCGGATTTGCGAAACTACCCCTTCGCTCCCGTCAGACTGGACGCTACAGGACGCGTTGTTTTGGCAGGTGCTAACGAGCGAGCCATCGGCATCTTGCAAAATAAGCCCAACGCTGGCGAGACGGCATCCGTGATGCTTTACGGCATCAGCAAAGCCGTCGCCGCTGGCGCTATCGCCATCGGAAGCCCCGTCGTTGCCGCCGCCAACGGGCGAGTGTCAGCGGCAGGGGCTTTCCACAATCACGGCGCCGCTTCCAACAACCCGCCGACGGGACAACAACGCGTTCTCGGCTTTGCGCTAACGGGTGCGACGGCAGCAGGACAAGTCATTGAAGTCCTGCTTGCACCCTTTGAGTTCTGATGGAGGTGAGTGAACAATGCCGCAAGTGACTGATGTCAAGGATGTGATCCTCGTTGACCCTGTATTGACGCAAGTCGCTATCGGCTACCGCGTGCAAGGGGCGGTTGCTGAAAACTTGTTGCCCACCTTGCCTGTCTCTTCCGTCTCAGGGCAAATCGCCCGCTTTGGCAAAGATGCCTTTCGTCGCGAATCTGCCCGACGGGGACGGGGAAGCCAAGCAAGACGCGTCCATTGGTCAGTGGACTCGGTGAAGTTCCTTTGCGAGGAATATGCCCTTGAAATTCCCGTTGACGACCGCGATGTCGCCGCCAGCCAGAACCCCATTGACCCCTTCGTTGCTGCCACGACCCAACTTGTTGACATGCTCACTCTTGATGCGGAAGTTCGGACGAGGGATGCCGTCGTCAACGCATTGACGGCAGCGGGTTACAGCACGACCCCGACGACTAAATGGGATCAGGAGAACTCCACGCCCATCACCGACCTGAAGAACGCCATCACGGCGGTCAGCCGACGCATCGGCGTTCGCCCGACGACCGTCGTCATTTCCCGACCCGTCTGGGAAGTTTTGATTGAACACGCCCAAGTTGCCGATCGACTGAAGTTCACCAACGCCACCTTCTCAACGGACATCCTTGCCCGATGGCTGGAAGTTCGGGAAGTGGTCATTGGCGACATGGTGATGGACACTGCCGTTGAAGGTGATACGCCGAACTTGCAGTATGTTTGGGGCGATCGGGTCGTCGTCGCTTTCGTGCCCCAACGACCCGCCATCAACCAACCCGCCTTCGGCTACCGACCGACCCTTTCCAACTTCGTCGTTGAACGCTACCGAGACGAGCCTTCCCGAAGCACCGTCATCCGCGTCCGACACGAGGTCGCCGAGGTCATCACCGCCCCCGATGCCGGTCATCTGTTAGACGATGTTCTGGCGTCTATCTGAACGGCAGCGACTGGCGGATAGCGACTGGCGATTAGCGACTGGTGAGACGGCAGCGACTGGTTTTGTTGGAGCGCCTATCAGGCGCGACCTTTCAAGTCGTGGCTAATAGCCACTCCAACACTTCGCCAGTCGCCATTTCCCGCCGTTTTGGGCGTCTGATGGGCTTTTGGGGCGAGGGGGGTATTCCGATATAGGGGTGCCCCCCACGAGGCGATTGTAGGGCAAATTTCTCGCAAACTTGAGCACAGTGGTATACCAATGTGCTCAATTTTGAGAGCAACCCGCCCGGACGCCGTCCAAACGGAAAGGGACGAGGGGCGAGGGACGGGAGACGAGTCAAGTTAGTATACCAACTTGCACACTGGGGGCGACAAAAATGCGCCTTTGGGGCTGGTGGAAACGGGCAAAGCAGGCGTTTCAAGAACTCCCACCGCAGCAACTTCGCTCCGAGTTAGGGTTTGGCGGCAGCGGGGTCGGCTACCTTCTGACCAACTTAGGTGCCGACGAGTATCTACCCGAACTGTCCTTTCCCCGCTCTATCGCCGTCTACACCCGAATGCGTCGCTCCGATGCGACTGTCCAAGCCCTTGAGTTGGCGATCACATTGCCTATCCGAGCGACCGATTGGGATGTCCAGCCTGCTTCCG